TCCACATCAGAACTACCGTAGCCGCTACGAGTAGTTTGAGTGGCAGATACAATCGGAAGGTTCGCCTCAACTGCGAGACCCCGTAATTCTTCTGCGATTGCTTTGATGTATGAATAGGAGTTAACGTTACTTCCTGCTCTATATCGTGATGAGGCACAGATATTAAGATAATCTATGAATATTATATCAGGTTTGAATGATTTCTTCAACGCGAGTTCATTTAGAAGCGATCTAAAATGTCCTGAATGAGCAGATGCAGTAGGATACTCTTTTATAATTAACGTTCCTTGAGTCTTTTGAGCAAGATTAGTTACCTTATTCTCAAACATTACTTTAGGAAGATCTGTTATGTCTTGTATAGGAACATTAAGTAAGTTAGCATCGATCCTCTCCGCAATCTTTTCCTCTGCCATTTCGAGAGTGATGTAGAGGACGTTTTTTCCTTGGAGCAAAGCTGAGCTTGCCACATGGCACATAAATAAAGACTTTCCAACCCCTGTGCCAGCAAGAGCAATGTTGAGAGTTTTATTCGGTAACCCACCTTTCGTAATTTTGTTAAAGAATTCGAGATCGAATTCAATTTTGTCTTCCTTCCTGTGGTACGATTCATACCTTGCTTCATAATCGATTAAGTAATCATGTCCTACATTAGTATCAAAACTAACTCCTAATGCATCTGATAGAATTGTGGGAATACTATCTCTATTTTTATTCTCATCATTTCCATCCGCAATATGAATGGATTCCATCAATGCCAAATATATAGCACGATCCCTACACCATTTCTCTGTTGTATTAACTAACCAATCAAATTCTGATGGTTGGTCATCTAGACTTCCAATTAAAGTTGTAATTTCTTTAAATGAATCATCTGTAATATCTTGTCTCTTCTCTGTCTCAATACAAAGAACTTCTTTAGTTGCAGGTTTATTATAATCTTCTACAAACTTAATTATCTCTTCAAATACAATTCTCTGATTCCTATCCTCAAAGTAATCTGCCTTCACAAAAGGAATTACCTTACGAACATACTCCTCATTATGAAGTAAGTTTTTTAATACCAGAAATTCAACTGTTTCCATGAGGTAAATCAAAAACAAAAGTTATCCTGGTCTCTTCACCAAGATTCACAGCACCGTGTGGCATCTTATTATTAAACCAGAAAAGTGTACCTGGGTCAACTATGACCGTTTCATTTCCAACAAAATATTGATACTGTCCTGCAATAGAAATATGGTATCTATCCCTAGTCAAATAATATGTTCCCTCATCTATATGAGCACCAACATATCCATCAATAGGAAGTGAAAGAAATCCACACCTATGAACTTCCCTATCAGGAAACTCTTCTTTTATAATTTTTAATATTTCTGTATGTCTTTGATATGCAGGAGTTGGTTTACTTAATTCAGAATCTCCTACAAAATCATCTTTCTTTGCAACTGCACCCATTATTAATTGAAGATTGCCAACATCTATATCAGCATATCCTTTTTCTAATAAAGTATCAGAATCCTTTCTCTGAATAAACCAGTCATCAGAGTACTGTTCAAGTTGTTGTTTTACTTTAGAAACATCAACTCCTTTCTTTAAAATTTTTATATTGTTCATGACCCATAACTAAATTCTTGTCGTGCAATCTCATCAAGAGCTTGCATTACTTCCTCAGTAAAGTAGGTTTCTGGTTCAGCAAGAATTTGTTTGGCATATATCTTCTTCCCATTAATTTCATATCTTCCTGCAACATTCTTCCACAGTCCTCCAAGTTCTCCTAATTCTAGGAGACCATAATACTTATCTAAACCTCTATCATCAAAATAAAGACGAATACTTACATCCTTATTTTCTTTACTGAGTCTCGACTTTGCTGTCTTAGCTTTAATAATGTTACCAACAACCTCCGTCTTATCCTTTTCCTTTTTCTTTGAAAGATAAATGATCGTACTTGCGGCATATTTGAGACCAGAGCCTCCTCCCATTTCTTTAGTAGGGACATAAGATCCAATGACATCGTAGGTGTGGTTAGTAACTATAAGTGGAATATTAGCTTGACCAAGTTTTAATGTAAGCATTCTAAATGCACCCTTCACAAGTTGGGATTTGGTCATGTCCCTTACCTGTTTATCATCTAGTGCATCCCTAATCTCTTTCTCAGTAGAAAGCATACCCAAAGAGTCTAACACAAACATACAAGGTTTGCGTTCATCCTCTGACATTTTTATATATTTATCAACTGCCTTAAGTGCCTTGACTCTAAACTCTTCTATGGTTACTACATTAACAACCACCAATCTATTCAGATCTATACCACGAGACTCAAGTAATTTCTTATTAACAGCAGCCTCAGTATCGAAATACAAACAGTAACCGTCAGGATTGTTATCCAAAAAGTTCTTGACAACTGCGAGGGAGAAGTAAGTTTTACCAGTACTAGACTCACCAGCGATGGCAGTAATCTTATTACTAGATACACCACCAAAAATGGAGCCACTAACCAGTCCGTTAAAGATGTACGAACCTGTGTCGATGAATCTTTCTTCTTCTTCGATGTCTGCTGCGAGTTGGGTGTAGTCATCACCAATTTCTTTTACTATGTCTTTCAGAAAATCCATGTTTAAAATATACGAACGTTAGTGGCAAGACCAAGTTTCTTTAATACTACTATATGATACCACGTTAAGTCAATCTGTCCACGTTGTAATCCTTGTTTAGCAGAACTTGGATATGCATGGTGATTATTATGCCAACCCTCACCAAAGGTTAATGCTGCTACCCACTTATTGTTTCGTGAGTTATCTTCTGTTTCATATGGTCTTTCTCCCCATGTATGTGTTGCAGAGTTTACTAACCATGTTACATGATATACTACAACCAACCTAAGTGGTAGACCCCATAATACTAAAGACCAACCACCTATAAGATAGAGAGTAAGACCCAAAGGAACTTGTAGGAATAAGAAATACTTATCTAACCATCTGAAGTAAGGATCATCTCTTAAGTCTGCTGTATATTTGCGAACATTCTTTTCAGCAGGAACATCAACAAACATCCATCCTATGTGACTCCACCAAAATCCTTTGTTCATATCATGTGGATCTGGGTCAGTATCAGAATACTTATGATGTTGTCTATGTATTCCAGACCAAGTGATAGGTCCATACTCAGCACTTAGTGCTCCACATGTAGCAAAGAATCTTGCCAACCATTGAGGAACCTTAAATGATCTATGTGATAATAACCTATGATACCCTAGAGTGACACCCAGACATGCTGTAGCCCAATAGAGAATAAGAAGAGTTGCCACTGAACCCCAACTCCAAAACTGGGGAAGTAATGCAACTCCTGCGAGTATATGTATTGCTATCATAAAAATGATAGTCGGCCACTTTACCATAATCCTCCACGATACAGCATTTTCTGAAATAGGGAATTGCCCTTATGGACATTTTCTTCCCAGTCATTTGCTGAGTTTTCATCAGCAGCATCAGAAATATACTTCCAACTTCTGAACTTTACTCCTTCTTTGTGACAAGTTTTGGCAATAGCATATGCTTCCATGTCTACAATATCACAACCAATCTCTGGTTTGGATGTTGCAAATTTGTCTCCACTTCCACAGACTATACCATGTTCACCTATTATTATACCATCCTCAAAGGGAGTTTGTCCAAGCTCACATTGTAATGCTCTCGCATCCATGTCTCTATCCACGTATCCAGTCACTTCTACGAGACCAGTAACATCACTTACAGTTCCAGCAGAACCAAAGTTGATAATAAAATTATGACCATCTCTAATTGCTTTCATTGTAGCAATCGCGGCATTTACTTTACCACATCCACTTAAGTAAATTGGATATCCTTGTATCCCCTCTGCCTCTTGTGGAAGAGCAATAACAAGTGCTGCCGTCAAATTACCATACCTCTTTCTTCCCGAAGAATTTTCTTATATGGACCGTCTGGATTAAGATCACGCACTTCTTTAATTTCTTTTAAAAGATGATAGAGTCTAGCATCACCACCAAGCGAAAGAGCATTAATGATTGTTGCTAAATCTTTGTCGTTAATAGGTAAATCCATTAGGAGAAAAATGCCTCTAGTGTTACAGTTTTTTCTACATTCCAACCAATCGCATCAAGTATGATTTTGAGTGGTTCTAAGAAGGCTTTATCAAATTGTAGGTCGTAATCGACATATCTGTCAAGACCAATTTCACGCGGAAAATCCTGAATAAACGAAATAATATTCTCGTGAATAATATTGGGTTTTTTCAGGTAACAAAATTTGACTTTTTCGCCATTCTGAATGAGGGAATACTTATTATCTAACTTATGTTTTTTGACATAATGGTTATACAATAATGCACCCCGTATATGTATAGGAGTTCCTTTTGCATATATTGTAGAATGTGCTTTATACTTTTCTACATCAGATGCAGAACGAGGGAAGGATATATCTTCAGGTGGAAGTTTCTTAAACTCCTTACGAGACTTTTCAATAAAGTCAATAACCTCATCCTCTGTACCATTCATCATTATCTTTAGGGCATCCTTAATCATAGTACGACAAGGTGCAGGGGTTGAAGACTTAACTGCTTCAATACCCATCATCTTTAGTTTGGGTTCTTCATACCTAACCCCTTCACTATCCCATACGTTTAAAATATATCTTTTCTTAGCAGTCCATATACCACGTTCAGCAATATTCTCTCTCTTCATCTGCATCTTTTGATCATAGGCACTTACGTAGTTGGCCAATTCTTGGTAAGAACCTTCAATATAAGGCTCAAATTGAGTTTCACACACCTTATTAAGGAACGAAACAACGCCTTCAGTAGTTTTCTCTCTGCCCTCGTATACAGCGTCAACCAAAGGACCGAGATGCAAGTAAATGGAATCAGTATCTGAAGCAATAACATAATCAACACCTTCTGTTTTTAATATACGATTCACCTTTTGGTTCATCTTATTCTCTATCCAACGTATGGATACTTGGCCAGACAAAGTAATTGCTTCTGCATTAGCAAGTTTGTAATACCTAAAGTACTGATTGCCGATAGCACCATAAGCACTATTAAGGGCAATCTTCTTTGCCATCTGGATATTGTTACACCTAGCAATCTCTTTGGTGAGTGCATTGGACGGATTCTTTTCATATTCTTGTTTAGCAGCAAGCATCTTTTTCTTAAAGACCACTCTATCACCATACATCTTATCCATCAACTCTGGTAGGAATCCACGCACATCTTTTCTATACTGTGCTCCATTGGCACATGTTGCATACTCTGAATTGAAATCTGTTATCTCTTCGTTTAAGATCCTCTCAACGCTCGCACTGGGATGTCGAGTCTCCCTGATGGTCTCTGGCGAGATATTGTACTGCATAATAAGATGAGGATACAAGCTATTGAGGTCAAAACTAACCACCCAATCATACTTTCCTGGTTTCGGTTCCTTGACATAAGCTCCTGCGTACTTTTCGTTTTTTGCTGATCTATTCTTAGGAGGAATAACAATATTCCTCTTCTTCAAATAGTTATAAATGATGGTGTCCCACATTCTTACTTGATAGAACACATCGTTATAATTAACCTTGGCTTCATATGCCATAGTAAGAGCAAGCTCAATTAGCTTCATCTTACCTTCAAGACGGTCAACAAGTTCAACGTCAATTATATTATACTCAATATACTTCTGCCAACCCTTTGTGTAGAAGTCCTTAAAAGTATCAAACTCACTGTGGTCTAACTTCTTCTGTCCAAGTTCTACACTAGCAATATAATCTAATCGATAGGATTCCTGTGCCTTATAAGTAAACTTCTTATACAAGTCCAAATAATCTAACTGGCAAACACCACCAACATCAAAAGTTATATGCCTACGACCTTTAATAAATGTTTCCCCCTCAGATACTAGACCCCAAGGAGAAAGTCTCTTCATCAACTTCTCACCTAGAACACGTTGAATGCGTCTAGCAATATATGGAATATCATAAAGTTGGATGTTCCAACCAGTAATAACATCAGGAACATCTTCCATCCAATAATTGATGAATGATGATAGAAGTTGATGCTCTGTTGGACAGTGATAATAAGTTACATCTTTCCTATTATTCTTAAAGGGTTTGCTACCCCAAGTAGTAATCTGCTTAGTTGTGTAATCCTGTATTGAGATTGCCAAGATCTCTTCAGCGCAAGATTCAACGTCTGGGAAACCGTGCTCAGACGCAACTTCAATATCCAAAGTAACAAGTTTAATTTGAGATATGTCAAACTTGATTTCATCATCTGGATATTTCTCTGAAATATATTGGTAAATATACCTGTCATTCCCATATATCGCAAATCCCTCAACATCCTCATATTTCTTATAGAACTCACGACAATCTCTAACCGTGCCTGGATTAATAGGTTCAACTGGTTCTCCACTTAACGTCTTATATTTAGCCTTTCCTTTAGATTTGACAAATAGAGTTGGAAAGAACTCGTCACGATGTTCATACCTTCTACCATTCTCAACTCCACGGACCAAGAATTGGTTTCCGATTAGTTGGACATTGGTGTAGAATTTCATTTAGTAAGGTCTATGTATTTTTCAAGTAAGGTGGGAGTTGGATCTACAAGAGTTAAAATCTTGTCAGAACTAATCATGAATATATCATCCTTTGTCACATTAAGCAACCAAGGTTCTAAAGTTTGATCTTCTTTGATTACAAATGGATTAACCATCTTACAATCAGGTGCTCCTATATCAATCGGAGCAACTTCAACTAACTCACTTATCAGAATCTGATTTGTTGTTAGATGAATTATCTTTACCAAGCGGTCCATTTACTACATCCTCAATGTACATTTCTTTTAGTTTTGCGGTTGGTTCAACCATTGTGATTAACCAATCAGCAGTGACAGGAATTCTAGTGTCTGCCGATAAAGGCATCCAAGGAAAAAGAGATACTTCAAATCCTGCCTTTTGAGTATTTCCATCAGGTGCTTGTGTTTGAGGGTTTCTCATTTTGACAACACAAGGTTTATCCATAAAGTATCCTACCACTCTTCCATCAGCATCTTCACTGGTACGCATCTCTGTAATATCAGTGATAATATCTTCCCCTGATTTTAGGAGACATAATTTAATCGTCATAGTTTAAACCCAACGTGTGACTGTTAATTCTATGGAGTTGTCATCCATTTCCCATTCCTCTTCAACTTTAAATCCCATCTCCTTAACTGTATTGTGTACAGTCATTCTAGCATACTGTTGCGTAACTTTGTCAACAAACCTTTGTGGAGGGATAGATTCACTCCAAGTTTCAATGTCAGTTACTAACTCATAAGTTTCAGTATTTGGATTAAATCTAAATCCAATATCGTTTGCTATACAAATATCAGCTTGAACTATAGGGTGGTTCTTACCATGATTCCCACCAACAACAAGTTCCTGATCTTCCTTAACATCATACTGCAAAAGTTCTAATGCTTCAAGTAGTTGTGGTTTGTGTTTGATCTTCGTTTTGATTGTGCTGAAGTGTGACATTTTCTTGTTGATAGTATTCTGGTTTACGTTCTATGTAAGTAACTTCACCAAGTTTTTCTTCTATGGATTTAGTTAGGTCTTGACAGGCATTGCCAACAACACCAATAACTTCCTCTGAAACTAATCCATCTTGTCTGATGGTAAACTTAAGTGTTTGCTGTTCAGGCATGGTTAAAAGGAATGAGCATGAGTATCTATATCACCGTGTTCTATATTATCTATCTTCTCAATGTGACCATGATCAATATCAATGTGCCACTTCTTTTCAAGTGAATCAGCAATTCTTTCGAGTGCTGATGCGATCCGAGTAAACTCTTCACTCATAATAAAAAAGCATTTGGACATATTATAGCAATAAAAAAGCACCCTGTCAATTGACAAGGTGCTGATCCATCTCAAACTCATTTCTATTTAGAGATAATCTTTTCGAGTATGATGTTCTGGAACTATTTTATTTAAATCTACAACTAGGAGTCCATCATCAAAGCTGACCGATCCAACCTCTGTATCATCGGTGATCGTCCAAACCCGTTGGAAGGAACGTTGGGCAAGTCCTTTATGGACAAATTCTCCAACATTTTTTGATTCTTCTTTTTTGCCTTCCACATATAACTTTCCAAATTCGGTATATACTTTGACTTCATCTTTCTTGAACCCCGCAAGTGCGATTTCGAGTTTCGATTCATGATTATTTAATTGTACCAAATTGTATGGTGGATAATTGGATTGTTCTTGGAAATCAAATACACGATCAAGATAATCATGCATTCCAATACTGTTCTTTGATATCCTGTCCAATAATGCAGGAAGATCTGTGGCTGTGTACCTTTGTAGGTTACCCATAATAGTAGCTCCTTGTTAAGCGAGTGTTTTAAGTTTGGACCCTTTCGGCATCCATACCTATTTATAGCACAGTCCATAAAAAAAGGGAGTGTTGAACTCCCTATATTTTTATTCGGTTTCCTTTTCCTGAGTCTCTTGGGTCTTACCTTTCTTCCCGATATTATACTTCTGCTCTAGAACCCAATCACCCTTGTCCTTATAAGCAAGAACTTTGATTTGATTAAGTGGAGCAATGTCTGATACTGAATCAGGTTTCACTACAGATATGAGACCCCAATCAGCAAGAAGACGAGTAATACGATTCCGACGCTGAACGTCGTTAGAAGTAAGGTTAGCGTGCTTTCCATCAAGGGCAAAAAGCTCCTTAAAGTGTACGATATAGTATCTACCCTGCTTATGCAGAATATGACAACTTTGGTAAAGTTTCTTTTCTTTTCTTGACGCTACACCAATTCTTGTTAATGTTTCCCTAACTTTTAAGAAATCATCAGGTTCATTTAGAAGCACTTCTACCATTTGGTCTTGGGACCAACTTACTTCAGGTTCCACCGTGACAGTCATTTCATTCCTCCAGTATCAAGTCGTTGTTTAATAAAACTAATTTGTTCAGGTGTTAATATTTTCAAAGCATTTGCTGCTTTTTCGTTACTATAACCATAGTATTGTTTGATGATTTCTAAGTCCGTGACTTTATCCTTACGGAGCCAGGGAGAAAATCTCTTCTTTTTCCTAAGTGTATTTAGATAAAAAGAATATTGGAGGTCTTTATCTAAGAATGAATACTTATTCATTTCGTTAGCAAACATCACACAATCAAGATGTCCTGACAAACAACGATTAATAATATATGGTGGGTAATCCTTTTTTACATTAGGATCTTCCATCAAATTTTCTTTAGTGAAGTTGATGGAGTTCAACCAATCCTTTAATTCAATACTCATAATCTTGTAATTTAGAAATGTATTGGTAGATTAAATCCCACTTAAATTCAAAAACTTCTCCATTCTCATCTTGAAGATAACAAGGAAGATTAGGATACATAGTCTTACCCATATAATATTGATTGATCATGGTATAGTCATCATCAATCCACCTTTCCTTTTCTAGTTCATCAGTCATTTGGGTAATTTCCTATTAAAGTTCCAGTAATCAAATTTTTGCCAGAGATAATATATTCCTATTAAAGTTCTCTTAATAAACTCATCAAGAAGAATAAGTGAAATAAAAAAATAATCTTCTAAAGTTCTATTCATAACTAATCAATGAATTGATAGGAACTTGAGGAATGTTATCTCTTCCTTTGAGAGAAGATAATTCTATTATAAACTGACATCCTACTAACTGTCCACCACCCCTTTCTATTAACTTTGAAGCAGCCTTTACTGTTCCACCAGTGGCAAGTAAATCATCAACCAAAAGGACTTTAGGATTGCCCTCAAAGGCATCTGATTGAATCTCTAATCGGTCTCTACCATACTCTAAAGTATAATCTACTCCTATCACTTTACCAGGTAATTTATTCTTCTTTCTGACAGGAACAAATCCCATTCTTTGCTGTGTTGCTAAAGCACTTCCAACAATAAATCCTCTTGATTCAATACCAACAATCAAATCAGGATTTAATCTTTCACAGAATAATCCTAATTGACGCATAACCGAAGCCCATCCTTCAGGACTTTTTAGGAGTGGGGATATGTCCCTGAAGAGAATTCCTTTTTTAGGAAAGTCTGGGATGTCTTTGATGTAGTCAGTTAAGTTCATGATAATGCAAGTTCTAATGGGGTTTGTGGGACAATAGAATAATTGGTAACCAACAATTCAGTTTTAATGTTTTCGTCAGTTCCCTTATCTCCACGATGAGCCATGGAGTATCTAAGTTTCCATTCTTTAAGATTGTAATTCTTATACAACTCCTTAAGTCTATCATTAACATTGTAAGTAATCATAAACTTGTGGACACAATTATAAACGTCCTCCGCAAACCTATTATGGTCAAATGATTTATGCATCTCTTTATTCTTTCCATAAAGAAAATCCTTAATATCATAAGGAGGATCTAAGAATACAAATGTATTACTTGATCCATGTGCTCTCATTAATTCTGAATAATCTATATTAGTTATCTTCCAGTGTTTAATTAACTCAGAAAACTGTGCAAGTTTATCTGCCCCTACAAGAGAGAAATTAGAATTAGATGCTGACTGTGAAAATGTACTATTCTCTGTAAGTCCTGAGAAACTACACTTGTTCATTATAAAGAATGCTACTGCTTTCTCAAAGTCATCATAAGTATCAATCTCTTCCTTATACTTATTAAAAAGTTCTTTTGCCTTTGCAGTTACTTTATCCTTATCACCCTCATCCAACGTCCTCTGCTTCTCTTCTCTGACCCTCTCAGACAGTTCTTTTCCCCTATCCCTCAACTGTGTCCAGAAGTTATATAAAGGAACATATAGGTCATTTATCCAAACTGGAATGTCTGGATATAATTTTGTAATCTGAATAGCAAGAGATCCACCACCAATAAATGGTTCTCTATACTCTGAAATAGTTTGAGGGAACCAAGGAGTTAATGTCTTAATTGCTTTTGACTTACCACCAGGATACCTAAGCGGAGTCTTCAGTGCTTTCACTTTCATCATGTTTATGAGTCAATTTACCAGACATCTCATATGCATCCTTACTGCCACCATGTCCGTGTGCAATACCTAGTTCATGCATCTTAGCATGTTCATCAATAGGATCACGTAAATCTACTTTACCTGGTCCGAAAGTAAGATATAAACCATATCCCATTACAAAGAATAATAGTCCTACTATAATAGCAACCATTTGCCCTTCAGGTGATAAACCTGGAAGGTTTCCATGTGGAATTAAATTAGCAAACATTAGTAAAACCTCTCATTGTTATACGATTGTCCGACTTCTAATTGAATAGTATCCAATATTCTATTTAAGGATCTACCAAACATTCTATATCCAGATCCAACATATAGTTGACCTGCTACTACAGATACTGTTGCAATTCCCCAAAATAGATAATAAAATCTAGACTTAACTTGATTTCTTTGTTTTTCAGATTGTGTTGTCATTTTTTTTCCCAAGGTGTATGGTGATCCAAATCTAACCATTTTTTTATTATAGCACAGATTTTTTTCATTTAAACTCACACTCCACCATAATCTCAGTAAGACAAGCAAGTAGATTTATTTCTTGGTCTGCGACGAATGCGATTTGGTATTGGTACTTCGCAATAATAAGAACGGCAGCAGGAAGAGTGCTAGGGACAAGGGATTCGTTAAGACTATCGTAAATGCGACGAAGTAAAACAGAAGAATCATTGTCCAAGTTATTGACACACCATTTACGTACTTCCGAAAAGTTCTTCTCTTTGAGGTTTTTAACGAGATCATTTACTTTTACGTCAGAAAAATGTGCAAGTATTCCAGTATCTATCTTACCACCTACAGAATATCTTTGACACTCATTAAGAACCCTCCTCCAATCAGGGAAGTGTTTGTTAATTAATTCTGCTAGGACTTTCTTATCTGCTTCTATTCTTTCTCGTTGCAATATTGAGTTAAGACGTTTGAAAAAGCATGTTGCGATATCTGCTTTTTGTTTTCCTTTGATTGAGAACTCAATGACTGCACATCTTGAATGGAGGGGTTCAATGATTTTGTTCTTGTAATTGCAGGTAAATATGAATCTACAGTTTGCGGAGAACTCCTCAATACTCGCTCTAAGAAGGAGTTGTACGTCGGGAGTGGTATTGTCTGCTTCATCGATGATGATGACTTTATGCTTCGACTCGCTGCTAAGAGAGACTGTAGAGGCGAAGTTCTTGGCGTTATTCCTAACAGTGTCAAGAAACCTACCTTCATCTGATCCATTGATGACATAAACATCAGCTCCTAATTGATTACATAGTGCCTTTGCTACTGTAGTCTTACCACATCCTGCAGGTCCAGCAAGAAGAAGATTTGGCACTTCTCCTTTATCTAGGAAATCAAGAAAGGTCTTCTTTATATTCTCTGGGAGAATACAGTCTTCAATTGTTTTGGGTCTGTATTTTTCAACCCACAAAAATTCATCTCTCATAAGTCATTCCAATGTCGGATTACGCCCGCAACGATAAAACAATTAGTAATGAGATAAGTAAGAAACACGAAAGATCGTACAAAGACAACAGGATTATCATACCTCTTGGTCTTCTCATCAGAGAACGAACCCAACGCATACTTCCATATCCTCCACAATCTTAACATTATTCAAATGTAGAATCTGGTTCTAATGCAATGTAGTAAGTTAAATCTTGATTTTTACTAGTAAATCTAGATAGAAGTTTCTGAGAAACAACCACATCATAATTACCAGGAAGAATTTTAATATTCTCTACCTTAAAGTTGAATGAGAATGTTGCATCTGTTTCTCCCACAACAATAGAGAAATCATTTGATGTTTCATTCTTCTTATCACGAACAAGAACCTTAACAACACCTTCTCCACCAACTACAGATAGGTCGGAAAGTTGATAGATTGCTGCTGCCTTGAGCAACTTGTCTAATTGATCCGTACTCAACTCAAAACTAACAGTCTCGTCAGGTAAAGTAAGAGTTGTTTCTGGTGGGGTAATAATTACATTAGCATCCGCAAAGAAATACTTAGAACGAGATCTACCCTCCTTAATAATAACATAACTATCCTCTTGAAAATCAAGTTCTGGATTGTGATGAAGACTTAAACCATTAAGGAATTGTCCAAGATCATATATACCAAAATCCTTGGGAAGTTCCTCTTCAATTGTTGCTTCAGCAAGAATGTTTTTCATCACACTTATAGTGCGAAGTTTTGTTCCCTGCTTAAAAAGAATTGACTGATTAATAGTCGAAAAGTTTTTAAGAAGTGAAAGAGTTTTGTCAGAAAGTTTCATAACCACGGGTCGGAGTTTCATTGAGTTGCCCACTAAAATGATAAAGTAGGAGTGAGTAATGTAGTGCTTTTAGTATATCACGTTTTGCTTGTCCCTTCTTGTCGTAACGACTTAAATACTTGATTGCGTTAGACCTGCAGAATGCTTCTGCATCTCCTACTGATTCTATAAGATCAAGTGTTTGGACGTTATTATTGTCAGAAGTATAATGTCCACCATAAGTGGTAGAAATATAATCCTGAAGAGCTTTGATGGACTCATCTTCTTTATATTTTCTAGGACAATCTACTTCTATTCCTGGTGGTTGGAAATCAACTTTTAATTCATCAGGAATCTTTATATTAAGTTCCTCTACGTTACCAACAACCCTCTCTGCTCTTGCTCTATCCTTTGGGTCAGTAAAAGGGTTTTCTCTGTCAGGATCATTACGAGTGTAATCATAATAAGCATCAGAATGTTCTATATCAGTCGTGATATTAATATCCTGATCTAGATTAATGTCACCAGGAACATTCACAACCCCTTCGTCTGCCCCCGTCAATTTAATTTCATCAGTCATTGTTTTCTTTTTAATAGGAAAATTTTCATCAAGTGTTCCATTTAGCACATCATAAGCTAAGCTCCATGCATTAATCATACCTCAATTCTCCTTCTTTGGCAACTCTACTACCTTCTGATTAGGTAATTCAAATTCAGCATCTACCTTATCATATAGTTCAAGGAATGCTTGCTTTGTTTCATCATCAAAACGATTGATACATACTTGCAATGCTTTTGCTTTATCATTAAAGATAGAGAAAGCACGAACTATGTGAACCAGTCTACGAGTGCTGATAATCTCTTCGATACCTCCATCATAGAATGTTTTACGGATGATGTCACCCCAGTCTACAAGTCTTGCAATAAAGTTTGTATCTGTAACACCAAGATGGGCAGCAATCCCTCCTAGTATTTTTTTCTCTACCTTTACTGGTGGATACTCTTGCTCAAAGGTTACAGGAAATCTCTCAAGGAATGCTTCATTAAGAACATTAGTTCCTATGAATCTACCATCATCTGATCCCTTACCCTTTGTATTTGCAGTTGCAACTACATTAAACCCTACCGCAGGTTGGACAAACCTACCGATTTTTTTGAGGAACAAGCCTTTGCCTTCAAGTATGGGTTGGAGGCATAGGATTTTGTTACTAGCCAAGTCAATCTCATCGAGTAACAAGATTGCTCCTCGTTCAAGTGCTTCAATGACAGGTCCGTTATGCCAAACAGTTGCCCCATCCACAAGACGGAACCCACCAATAAGATCGTCTTCATCTGTTTCAATAGTAATGTTTACACGAATAAGTTCTCTCTTAAGAGAAGCACATGCTTGCTCTACACCGAAGGTCTTACCATTCCCTGATAGACCAGTAATAAAAGTAGGATAAAAAAGCTTACTTTGTATAATTTTTTTAAGGTCTGTAAAGGGACCAAACTTAACAAATGTGTCATCTGTTTCAGGGACTAAATTTTGCTGAATGGATTGTTGTGCAGCAGGAGCACTAAAAGACTTCTCAATATTCTCTACTGCTTTTGTGGTTACTTCAAGATTCCACTTACCTCTTCCAACATTAAATTCTTTAAGTTTTTTAGTAACAGTCTGATAAGCAATATCATTCATAACACAAAACCCTCTCACATCAGCAGCAGTGAATTCGGTTCCGTAGTTTGCTCTCAAACCATCAATGATTTCTTCACGAGTCATTTTAATTTCAAAGGTCATAATGTAATTCGTTTTCGATATACTTATAATACATCAAAAAAGGGTCTGATTGACCTTCAGTGGACAGTTATTTTATTGGTTGTATTTTTTTACACTCTCTTCCCATTCCTTCATGGATGATTGTAATTGACCTTCATTTTCTTTAGGGTCAAGTTTATCATATCCCTTCATCTTTTTCCATTGATTATACAATGCACCTA